ACTGTCTATCACTCCCATATATCTCAACTCATCATAGCCGCGACGAACTAGTTCCAACGCCGCATCTAATCTACCATCGAGCTTGCTGGCCTGATAGTCAGCACAAGTATTCAAATATTCATCAGTCGGCGCATCAACATCATATTTGCGTTGCTCCAACTTCGTGATGTTTCTCTTCAGCATGGTTCGGTTCCTCCATTAGTTCCCTGTTCCCATTACCTACATATAGAAGATACCAATCATTTAGCTCCCACGCAAGCGATATTCATAAAAAAAGTGTAAAATTTTTATATTTTTTTTTCAAAATTGGGAACTATTTCGGGAACTATTTCTTCAAAAAAATTGTTAATACTACTAAAAAGTTTAGTTAGAGTATCGAACACCTCAAGTGTGAGATACGAAGCAGAGTGATTGAGAGAACGAATAGTGTAGTATTAATAATTCGGGAATACATTCTAAACTCATTTCGTCCTTATGGGACGATACTTCTCAAAAACCCTCATTTCCCATTCGGGTCTTTCTCAAACAACCCTATGGGAAATGGTATCATTTGATCTTTGGCTCTAGGGAGCCAGATCATGATACTAACTCACCAAGTTCGCTTTCTGTCTCATTTTGATACAAAACTTCTCCAAATCATCAGATGACTGGTATGAAAAGTAAAAAAAATAATATATTTTTTTTCACTTTTTTGCTCAAAATCACTTGTTTCCCATGGATAGGGGTGTTATATTATTTAGTGGGTATTGACAGTGTCTTAGCTTTGCGCTGCACGCAAGCGAGCGCAAAGCCAGTGGGGGAGATGTATTCTTTTAAAAAAAGAAACAAAAGGCACCACCCCTCAAGGGTGGTGAAACAGAAAACTAAAAGCTCGCTCTCAAGCGATCTTCTATTTTTCTGAAATTGCTCACCCTCTTCGCTATGGCTACGAGGGCTGGCAATTTGGCACTGCGCTTTCACTCAAGGAAAGCTTGTGCTTAACCCTATAGGATAAATAAAATAACCGACCGGCTTCGCTTGGTCGGTCAACATTACTCTCCCCATTGGTTAGCCGGTTCTCGATGTAATTTCCGAGCCCGTTTTAAATTATTGAGGCAAATGATAATCGCAAAAAAATGGCAAATTTATCACATTATTGCTATAAAAGATAAATGCAAAAAATAACCCACAATAAATAAAAACGATAATTCTACGGAATCAATAAAAAAAGAAAAGAAAATAGGAAAAAATAAGCCGATGAAATGGACTGAAGAATACGTTGAAGAGTTGGCCGATGATCTCGTATCGTGGATGGAAGAGGATGAGTCTCATCTATGGTATAAAGACTGGGCATTAAAGAAACATATTCACGTCCAGAGGCTCAGTGAATGGGCTGTAAAGTTTCCTAAGTTTGGTGAAGCATTAGATCAAGCCAAGGCAATTCAAGAGTCACGAATGACCACGGGTGCATTAACCCAAAAGCTCAATCCTACCATGTGTATATTTCTCCTCAAGTGTAACCACGGATACATAGACCGCCAGACGGTAGATCAGACCGTCACCAGAAAGCCAGATAGATCGGAACTCGATGCCGTACTTGACCGAATTAACGACCGACGCGATAGCTCAGATAGCTAAGCTCCCCAAGGAGCAAAAGGATATCATATATCGCGACTGGTATGGTCACGACACTGGTATAAAGATATGTCATCCCCATCAGGATTTACCCAGTGGATACTGGGATACGTGGGTAATGCTAGCTGGTCGCGGCTCTGGTAAATCATTTGGTGCTGCCAAGTGGATATCATATATAGTAGAGAACAACCCAGATGCACATATAGCTCTCGTAGGAGCTACAGCAGCAGATGCTCGCGACGTCATGGTATATGCTAATTTACTTCCTGCCACAGAACATTTAAATCCAGATTATATTTCATCACGTAGGATAATAACGTGGGAAAACGGTGCCACTGCTCATACATATTCAGCAGAAGAAGCATCAAGATTACGTGGCCCAGAGCACTCTCACGCATGGTGTGATGAATTGGCAGTATGGGCAGGTGGTGGAGAAGAAGCCTGGGACATGCTTCAGTTCGGTTTACGTAGGGGAAAACACCCGCAGACTATCGTAACTACTACTCCCACGAGTGCTCCATTAATACGTCAGATACTCGCGCACCCAACTACCGTATCTACCAAAGCGAGCACCTATGATAATATGATATATCTACCGGATACATTTATCAATAGTATAAAATCAAAGTATGAAGGTACGAGACTCGGTAGACAAGAAATATATGCTGAACTTTTAGATGATTCAGAAAATGCATTATGGAAACGCGAATATATAGATTATGTAGAAGATATTCCCGACCTAGATATAATCATTGTTTCCGTCGATCCAAATGTATCAGACAACGGAGACGAGTGCGGTATCGTTGTCATTGGTAAACATAATGATACTATATATGTATTATCCGATAAATCGATACCGAGGGGACCGTCTACTTGGGCACCCCACGCAGTAGCTGCGTATAAAGAGTTCGGTGCTACTCAGATGATAATCGAGGCCAACCAAGGCGGCGACCTATTATCCCAAACTATTAGACAGATATCTACCAATGTTAACATACAACTCGTACACGCAAGAGAATCAAAAGAACTGCGAGCAATGCCCGTAGTAACTGCGTATGAAAAAGGTATCGTAAAGCATGCAAAGAGGTTCCCGAAGCTTGAAGACCAAATGACGCAATGGGAACCCGCAGTCACTACATATTCTCCAGATAGATTAGATGCATTAGTAACGGGAATTAATTATATTATCAATAAACGGAGACTATATAATTAATAGTTGCAACTATTCGTTACATATACTATATTATCTGACACATTTATGTGTGAGGATAAAACATGAATATACGTGAGAAAATAATATCATTAATAAGGCCGCCAATAATTGATAGAGGTGAGCGATCAATATATGTTGACCCTGGGGTAGTAACCTATGTTATTGGCACCGAGTCAACGTCGGCCCCGTCATATAATCAGATGGTAACCGAGGCATATGATGTAAATTCAACAGTTCGCGCATGTCTCAGTGAATTAACAGCTGCAATATCATCAGTACCGATAAAGATACGATCTGGTGAAACGATACTCGACAGTCACCCACTTCTTGATCTACTAGATAGCCCAACACCAACAGACACTTGGGATGAGTGGGTTACGGTATTAGTAGATCACTTATATTTAGATGGAAACGCTTTTGTACTTCCTATAGGAATAACACGATCCGCCGGAGTACAGGAACTGAGAATATTATCGCCAGATAAAGTATCTATTGAATCCCGGGAAAATGATAAACCTATTTACATTTATCGACCGACTTCAAATAGATCCGATGATGTAGTAATTAAATATGATGAGATGATACATTTTAGAATACCTCATCCTAAGAGTAAGTATCGTGGAGTATCGCCATTGAAATCAGTATCGTATGATATTGACACTGCGAATGAAATAAAGAAGTGGCAACTTGATATAGCTCGGTCGAGAGGTCGCGGCCCAGGTAAGATCTCCATAAGTGATCCCAATGTTATACTTGATCCCCAGAAGGATATACCAAATATAGTATCATCTATCAAACAAATGCAGAAAACAAATGGTACGCTTATCCTGCGTCCCGGTATGGATTATGAATCTATTGGTAGTAACCCAGTTCAGACTAAGATGATGGATATACAACGAGAATCTGCAACAGCTATATGTTCTATACTTAGAGTACCGCCTGAGATCATTGGTGATTTTAGATCGAAGACATATAACAGTTATGAAGAAGCGAAGCGATCATTTTGGACTGAAGGTGTTATTCCAGTAATGGAAAAGATCATTCAGAAACTACAGAGACATATCGCGCCATATTATGGCGATATAAATATTATATATGACACATCTACAATAGATGTACTAAAGCCAGATACTTTGAGCAATGATTACGTGATAAAATCACTTGAAACGAACATCATTGATAAATCAGAAGCTCGAAGATTACTTGGCGTTGCAGAGGATTAATATGAATACACGTACAATGCTAGATGGAGTGAGAGCCGAAAAAGAGGGCATCATATCAGGTTACGTAGTAAAGTATGATGTAGTTGATTCTTACAATACTATGTTCCAGTCAGGTTCGTTTAAGAAAACAATATCTGAACGTTCAGAATTGCCACTCTTATGGAATCATAATAGGTCTGAAGTTATTGGTCGGACATTGTCTATGGTGGAAGATGCACTTGGTGTACAGTTTCGAGCGAAACTAAATCTAGCTGTTCAGCGTGCTCGGGAAGTTTACGAACAGATAGTTGCTGGAGATGTACGTGGCGTATCATTTCATTTCGAACCAATAAAATACACAAAGGGTAACCCCTTAGTATTCAAAGAAGTCAAAGTAAACGAGGTATCACTTACAGCGTTTCCAGCGGTACCCGGTGCTGAAGTATCCTCGATACGATCAATAGTAGATAACGCCTTGACTGCTGTGGTGGAGCGACAGCCAGACTGTCAAGAACACATTGATAAAGCAATATCAATGTTGAGAGCACTCGTACAAGAGCCGTCCACTCCTGAAGAGCCGGACACTCCTGCTGATAACGAGCCGCAGATAGTACAAATAGTCGCAGAGTATTTGGCCCATGATAAACTATCTAGGGCAATAGACAAGTATCGTAACACATTAGCAGGAGATAAGACTAATGGAAGATAAGACACTTAATACAGTTACTGAACTGCTTGAGTCCACTGGGTCTGAACTAAAGACTATCCGTGCCGAACTCGATGCAGCGAAGAAAGCTGGCGAAGCGCATGCAGAACTGCGCAGTAAGCTTGATAAAGTCGTTGAAGACGTAGTCAAGCTGAGTGAAAATTATCAGCGTATCAAGATTGCGAAAGAGGCTGATGACAAGCCGTCGAATGATGAACTCTCGAAGAAGGGTTTCATTTCATTGGTTCGCAATAACGGGTGGACGAGTGACGTTAGTGAAGACGTCCGCAAAGCATATAGTGAATCAGTTGTTAAAGCGTATGGTGGATTTGAGATTAATGTTGGTGGAAAGAATGTTCGCGCTCTTAGTGAAGCGAATGACCCGGCTGCTGGCTACCTGGTTGACCCGGTGATGGCTGCTGGTATCATCAAGGATATTCTCGAGTTTTCACCGATTAGAGCAAATGCGAGAATCATCAGAACTTCTGGTCGTAGTGTTCAGCTTCGTAAGCGTACTGGTGTTGCGACTGCTGAATGGACTGGTGAACAGAGCACACGTAATGAATCAACTGGTCAGGCATACGGCATTGTTGAAGTTCCCGTAAGAGAGATGCATGCTCAGTATCCTGCGACCCAGTGGTTGCTTGAGGATGCTGCGGTTGATCTTGAATCGGAAATTCGTGCCGATGTCTCTGAGAGATTTGCGAATACTGAAGGTGCTGCGTTCGTTGCAGGTAGTGGTGTTCTTCAGCCTGAAGGTTTTATGACAGACGCTACACTACTTGCGAATTATGTCGCTGGTGGTGAATCAAGCACGCTTACCAATGCGTCAGGTATCATTCAGATGATTCCGAGTATCAAAGAACAGTATAGCCGTAGTGGAAAGTTCTATATGAACCGTAACACTTATGGCGATCTACTCGCCATGTCTGATGGTGGTGGTAGATATCTGTTCCCCGTCAACGAGACACTTCCCATGAAGATCAAGGGATATGATATCGTTCTTGTTACTGATATGCCGGATGTTGATTCGAATACGTATCCCATCCTCTTTGGTGACATGAAACAGCTTTACACAATCGTCGATCGTACGGATATTCGTTTCCTGCGTGATCCTTATAAATCAAAGAGTACTGGTGAAGTAGTGTTTGATTTCTATAAGAGAGTTGGTGGTGCGGTTATTAATCCATCTGCGGCGTGTGTCCTCAAAATCGCAACCTCGTAAGGAGATAAACAATGGCTAGTAGAGACCTTAAGAATAACATTGATGTCCAGGTTGGTCTTGATCTCGATACATATACTGCGTCCGTAAGTGGTGAAATAATCGACACAGCTGGTTATGAATCTGTTACGGTTGTGGTCTGTGGTTCGGGAACTACGATCACTTCTGGCACCCATTACTTCACGACAACTATTGAAGCTGGCGATGATAGCGCCCTTAGTGACGCTGTTGTTGCGAGTGGTTCTGATGTATTGGGTAGTGCTGTCTGGAATGCCACGGGCAATCAGACATATTATCTTGGGTATGTTGGTGACAAGCGTTATGTCCGCCCCGTTCTTAATGAGACGGGTAATGCGGAAATTGTTGCCAATTGTGTTGTAATCCTCGGTCATCCACACAAAGCACCGGTGGCCTAACATGACACTATCCTTGGTCACTGAACCCAGTGGATACCCCATAACGGTCGATGAGGCCAAGGCACACATGTGGGGGTCTATCGATTCTAACGATGACCCCCTCGTCTCTGGCATCATTGGAGTTGCGACCAATATGGTCGAGACATATACGGGTAGGAAAATCATGCCACAAGTATGGCAACTCGTTACAGATATGCCAAATAACGTAGATGCTGTTGATTATATATGGATACATAAATATCCACTGAATTATATGTCAACATTAAATAACACGATACAGTTGCCATTCGCGCCAGTTACTGACGTTAGTGGCGTATGGTGTACTGATAAAGATAACGTAGAGACTGAGTTTGCCTCTACTAATTATACCGTCATAACAACTGAACCAGCGCTTATTCAATTAAACGATGGAGTAGTATGGCCAACGCAACTCAGGCTTAACGCGCCAGTTCGTATCATATATACTATTGGGTATACTACTGTCCCCATCGTAATAAAGACAGCAATAGCTTCTACCGTTGCTCATCTTTATGAGCATCGTGGAGATGATAACACTGGTGGTCTACCGCCTATAGCAATGTCACTTCTTGATACATACGTGGTAAGATAAATGGCAATGAGACATACAGTAACATTTATTCCCCATCCAGATATACGAGAATCAGGTGGTGTTTATCTTGAAAAAGATAATCTACTAATCAATAACTGTTTCGAGTATGGTGATTATACATACGAAGGTTCTGGTTGGTCTCTATCCGGGGTTCCAGAAGTAGACGAAGTATCAGATGACATATCTCATACACATCCATATAGTATGGTATGGTCAGCCGATGATAATTCGTATAGATATCAAGCGATACCTATTAATTTATCTAGTGGTGAAATTATTACCTTATCGGCGCAAGTATATACTGAGTCAGATAGTGGTACACTTGGACCAATTATTATTACCGATGAAACGCCTGACGAATACGTATCAATAACGAACGCTGATTTTGAAACTGGTGATACTACTGGTTGGGTAGCAACTGGTTCTCATGCGTCTTTAACTACATCGTTTTCATTGGATGCGCCAGAAGGCACATACTCCATGCAACTAGCTGGAACAAGTTACCTGTGGTCCCACGCTGGATGGACAAATACCGTAGGCATACTAGAGTCTGGCACATATACATTTGAATGTTGGGCAAAATGTAATGTTGGTGCCGCTATAGTCGAATTACGAAAAGGAACGAGTACTACTGTTAAAGCATTAGATGTAATCAACGATGGCGAATGGCATCACCTTACTGGTGAATTCGCTTGGCCAGGGGATACTTCGGTATTTATCTATGTCGGTATTAGAGGAGAGACGACATTACTTGTTGATGATTTTAAGATATATAAAAACGGAGAAACATATATCACACAGTTAACTGGTAGTAAAGATGGCATTCTCTATTCGGCAACACGTCCGACAGTATCTGGAGAGTGGGAAGAAACAACTGTAGCACTACAAGCAAATGAAGCTCATTCAGGAACGATATACGCAGCACTAGGTGGCAATGGCACAGGTTACCTAGATACCGCTGAATTATATATAATATCTGGTAGTGAATCATCTGGCGTGTATCCGTTGGAAGAAAGATCATATAGAGCAGAAGTAGAACCAATAACGGGAAGTATATCTATTATCCACGGTCATGTAGAACACGAGATAACGCATAAGGTAACGATGCGATACACGCCGGATATTAATCCATCGGATAGATTATTCTATGATGATAAAGAGATGGAAATTATCAGAATCATTAATGATAACTATAGAGATAAGAATCTAGTTCTCCTCTGTAAGGAGAGAATATGAGAGTAACAGTGACTGGTCAACGTGACATGCAGCGCAATCTAAAAAGAGCAACAGATAAGATGATCAATAGAGCAAAATCTGCTGTACATGAAAGTACCGATGAGATAAGACAAGAAGCTCAGGCTATCGTACCAGTTGCTACTGGAACACTACAGAGAAGTATCGAGATTATTGACGAGTCAAAGGATAGTAAAACACAACTGGTTGTTGGCTCTAAACTGGAATATGCCCCACACGTAGAATATGGCACTTCCAAAATGAGCCCGCAGCCATATCTGACCCCTGCGTATCAGAGGGTTGCACACAAACTGCGGAGTAAAGTAGCAGATAACATCAGGAGTAGATAATGGGATACAGTCCAGTATGGGCTTGTCAGCAAGCCTTATGGCGTACGTTAGGTAATGGCTCGATAACAGTGGATAACAGAACTGTCAAAGTTGTGGATAATCCAGACCCTGGCATCGACGCTTATCCCTATATCGCAATAGCAGATACGATGGAGTTACCATTGGATACGTTTAGTAACTTTGGTAGTGAAATTATCTTTACCGTTCATATATGGACACGCGAGATAAAAGGTTCACAACTCTGTAAAAATATCATGAGTTGGATTCGCAATGTCATTCATAGACAGGTTATCGAGGCACCGCCTTATACCACACTAGGATGGCTCGTTGATTCAGCAAGAGTAACAAAGGATCCGCATGATGATCGTGTCATGCACGGAATCATGCAAATAAGAGTGCGCACTCGCACTGATTAACACAGGAGGTCGCATATGGCGGCATATGGATATTCAGGAGTAATTGAGACATCTTGGGGGGGAACTGGTGCCGACGTCGAAGTACTTGGCGTTAATACCGTGTCCTTCACGTTCTCTAGGTCTACTGTTGATGCCACAACGAATGATGACAACGGGCTTATTAACAATATGTACGGTAAGCTTGATCTGGTTGTTGACGTTGCTGGTAAGTCACAGGGACTATCGGGTTCAGGTATTCTCAACATTATTAACGCAGAGAAAAACAAGACTATACTCCCTACTACGGTAACAGATGGGTATGGCACACCTGTCGGAGCGAACATGATAGTGACCTCGTTTTCAACATCAGCAGCGCATGATGGACTATGGGAGTATTCATTTACCATGGCGCTTGCATCTGGTGTCGTCACAGTTTCGTAAGGAGATAAATTATGGCAAGTTATGGATGTAGTGGAAATCTCGAGACTGCGTGGAAAGGTGCCGTTGCTAGTGGGTTCGTTTCATTACCTGGTGTTCGCAACGCAACACTTAATACCGATAGCAGTCCGATAGATGTTAGTACGAGAGACGATGCATGTAGAGCAAATAACCTCTACGGTCTCTATAATATCACGATAGACGCGGATGGTATCTATCCTGGTCTATCGGAGTCTGGACTCGCAAATATTGTGAATAGTATTGTTGATAAAGTTGTCCTACCTACGAAGTTTACCGATGGGGGTGGAGTTACTGTTTCTGGTAACTTTATCGTCACGAACTTCACTGCAACTTCAACGCATGATGGTGTCTGGGAGTATTCAACAACTCTTGCGCTATCATCTGGTACAGTGACTATCACGTAATCATCAATAGGAGAGCAAACCATGAGAACATTACCAGATACAAAAATAACATTGCGGGATAAAGAGTATAGTATACGGTTTACGAATCGCGCACTACTGAAGATAGAGCGCGAGCTTGGTAAATCCATAATGGTGTATTTCAGTGAGTTGGAGGATAGCCCGCAAGAGGCCACAAGCCTTCAGAATATTTACATCCTCCTCCTCGCTGGACTTAATGACCAAGTAAAAGATATGGATGAGTTAATTGAACTTACCGATGATATGGAACTTACTATGTTGTATGAATCGGTTATCAATGCGCTTACCGCTTCTATCTTGGGGGATAGCTCAAAAAACGTGAAAAGTCCCGCAAAGAAAACCGGGACGAAGCAGAAGACTACTGGGAAATGAGTCAACGTCGAGCAATCTACGTATTAAATATGACTCATGATGAATACTGGGAAATAACACCGTCTGAACTAGAGCAGAGATATATGGGTTGGTTGTGGCGTAGAGACCAAGAGTTAACGCTTCAGGATGCTCTTGCCCAGAAGGTAGTAGCTACGGCATTTGGTGGAAAAGACGCAAGTAAAGTATATCATAAATCAATGTTCGATGATCATCTAGAACTTAAACCGACTCTTTCACCGGTAGCAAAAGTACCAACTGAAGAAGAACCGTATAGGCATAATGATACAGTCTTGACGTTGCTTAAGAGGCGAGGTAAATGAACGAAATAATTGAAGGCTTATTTGTTAGACTCGGACTTGACTCGAAGGACATGGAAAAGGGTCTATCGAGAGTAAATAGCAAGTCCGAGGATTTAACGAGATCATTCAAAAAAGTATCGATAGCTGCTGGCGCTGTCACTGCTGCCTTTGGGCTTATGGTTCGCAATATATTGAAAACCGATGACCAAGTACAAAAGATGGCAACCTCTCTCGGTATGGCTACGAAGGAATTTACGAGACTAGCGTATGCTGCTGAACAAAACGGTGTTAGCGTTGAAGTTCTCAATAGAGCGTTCGTTAATTTAAATAAGAACCTTAGTTTATATGCTACTGGCAATAGAACTGCCATGACTGCAATAAAAGCACTGGGTATTGAAGTACGTGGACAAGATGGATCAATGAGAAGATCAGAAGATATCATGATGGATATCGCTGATGCTATTGGTTCCATATCTTCACCGGCTGAACGCTCAGCTATTGCTATGCAGTTATTTGGTATGCGGGCTGGACCACAATTACTTCCTATGTTGCTCAGTGGCGCAGATGGTATTCAGGCATTAAAAGATGAAGCCGATAGACTAGGTATATCATTTGATGAGCTCACTGGGAAAAGGATAGAAGAATTCAATGATGCAATGAATTCCTTCAAAGAATCAATCAATGGCGCAGTTCGTGAAATATTGACGAACATGTTGCCT